TTGCCCAGCTTAGTGATAATATTTGTCTTGTCATACCACAGATGCTCGTTACCGTGTGTATAACTTCCAATATCACTGTTTTTACCGATATATGCGGTAGCCATTCAACCACCCCGCTTATGTCTTCGGTTTCAGCCAGATCATACCCTTGACCGGGCTTATGGGTTCATCATTCCCATACGCGATCTTGGACGCATCGAGCTTTAAGGCTATAGAGTTGTTCAGGACGACTTTCGCATTGGCCAGATCCTGGGCCGTCTGGGCGGCGGTCTCGTCTATGCGGTTAACTGCGCTCTGAATAAGCTCCGGCGTCTCTGCGAGACGGTTAACGTAAAGGTTCGTCCCGTCAACCCACACAGGGCCGAATGCACCGTTTACCGATTCAACAGCACCTTCGCCGTCAGTACCGACATAGCTCACGGTGTACACTGGGGTTTCTGTAACTGTGCTGTCGCCACTGATGTCGCCCTGCATGATGTTCCAGTTATACAGGATCCTGGTCCACAGATAGGATCCTTTTTCTGGATTCGGGGAGGACGTCCAGTTATCGTCCGCCGGAGGTACGATGCCATTGTCTCTGCTGTTGTGGTAGGTAACCACAGGCGAGGCCAGCAGCTCCTGTAGCCGGTCCTTTGTGTCCAGCACAAGGTTAACCCAGTCCTCGTAGGGAGCAGGCGGGGTGCCACCGTCAATGCCGCTAACGGAATTCTCAACCAGGGTGGGAATCACCCTGCTCTTCTTAAGCAGCCCGTTGTCCGGGAAGTTCAGCGCCCTGACCTCGGAATACCCCTGCCCCTGGAGGTAGGTCGCGCCCAGGTTAACCGTCCACACTAGAAGCTTTTCATCCGGATAATAAACGGTTGACATGGGCAGCGCGATGCTCTGACCGTAGGCCTTGTAAAGCAGATGAAAGTGGAGCCGCGGATACTTACCCGCCAGCTCATCCACCCATTTGCTCACATCGATACCGATCTCTACGGCCTGACTCTCTCCCTGTCTTCCGATCTGCAGGTACTGCAGTTCTTCTACTTTGTATACATTCATTTCGTTCTCCTCCACCCATAAACACCGCTGATCCCCGTCTGAACCTGTTCCCATTCCCCAAACGAGAATGGTTTAACCGGCTGATTCTGTTCATTGATTTTCGCGGAAAACACAACAATGCCGGGAGGATACGCCCGTACCCACCGCACCTGCTCAAACAGGTTTCTCAGCCCAAGGGCAAAGTTTCTTTCTTCATGCCCCCACCTGGTCGGAATTGTCGGAAAGGACAACCCCGGATCAATGTACTTCTTCACGGGCCGCCCTCCTTAATCCGGATCCAGCTCAAGGTCGAGCTTGATACCGCCAGCAATCGTAAACGGAGCTGCTGTGTAACTTTCAATCTCCAGCCGGAACTCTCTCCCCTGGTTATTCAGGTGAACCCTCGTCAGCTTCCCGGGTTTGGTCGTGATGATCTTCTGTTTCAGTTTCTTTTCTGTCCTGATACCCAGCCGGAGAGGAATCGGCACCTCGGATTCCACCATCATGTACAACGTAAAAGCACTTTTGATGGAACTCTTCAGACCCAAATCCTGATATCCAGAAATCCACTTTGCGAATTTCACATTACCCTTCCGGTCATCCATCTCATACACGACCCCTGGGTAATCAGCGCTGGTGTAGAACAGCCTTTCGTTAATCTGCAGAAAACTATCCACGCTGACCTCAGTGCGGAGACTGAAGGCGCCGGTCGCGGTATCATACTGCAGAATCGCGTTATTATTGGCTGATCCGTTCAGAGGGATGGCGAGGCAGTACACCCCGTTCCACATTCCAGCGCAGGCATTATTCACGGGATCTCCCGGTATCGCCTGCCAGTGCGCTGGCGTCCACTCCTCTGCGGTGTTTATCGATACAACGCACCGGTACGGGACATCCTCGTGGATGCACACCGTGCCGATGGCGTAAGTGTGATTCGGGTTATACTGCAGAGCGGAGACCTTATGTTGCACCTTCTCCTGCATGATGTCTCGCACGGCTTCCTGCTGGAATGCGTAGGCCCCGCTGCCGTCATACCGGAGAAGACCATACTGCCCCAGCATATAGGCATAGCCGTTATGCACGGCCACGGTGTTCTCCACCAGGGAACCACCACCATACTGACGCTGCACAGTGAATTCGCCCGGATTCGTGCCGTAGATTCGCCAAATCGAGTTTCGCTTGATGGCAATCAGGTCAGAGCCATACTGGCGGAGTGCCTGAAAAGAATCTCCGTCCCAGGTGGGAACCTGGATATCCCCGGCCCCGTCCTCCGGAATCTCGATCTGGGCCTCCCAGTCAAAAGGGTCATACGGCGCGGAGTAAACCAGCATATCCGGATCACCGGTGATCCCGCTGCCCCAGATGCGCTCGTTATACCGGGCGAGAACCCCAAACCTCTTTGGAGTCTCCACCGGCGCGACATCCAGCGTATCGCCATACAGACAGTACATTCCGTCCGTAGCATTGCTGAACAGCAGGATATCCACCGGGTCGGTCTGCGTGATCTCCTCCCAGTGGTCAGGGTTCCACGCTTCTGCCGTATCGATCGCCACAGTACATCTATAAGGAATCCGATCGGAGTATTCGTCCGCAGGATCACTCAGGATGGTACAACGCTCACCCAGCTGATACGTTTTAGCATCGGAATACAACGCATACGTGCTGACCTCATAGGTGATCCAGTCACAATCGTTCACGCTCAGCCCGGTATACCGCTCTACCCAGTCATCATCCGCATCCAACAGCTTCGTATACACAGCGCCGTCACTGACAGCTACCAGCAGAGTACCTGTATCCTGCCCGAAACGCCTGTGCAGGTACGCCAGAGTGCCGATGGGTGATGTCAGCGTTTGCTCGATCCGCACACCCTCGCGCATTGGCTGGAAACTCCCGCCGGAGATGTTTACGTTCTCCATCTCCCGGGCCAGCCGCATGTTCTGGTTATACCCGTCCCCATCCTGATAAATTCCCCGGAAGGAATCGATCTCCACATGGGTGTTATACAGAGGTGAATAAGCCATTCGTTTTCACCTCACCTTGGAATGTTGTAGAAGTTTTTGGCGAGTCCGTGGGTCTCTCCATACTTGCCGCCGTCATCGGAAACCTTCCGGAGCATCTCCAGGAAGGCCTCCCGGAAGGCCATGCCGCGCTGCTGCTTCTGGGGGTTCCCGTTCCTGTAGACCAGCCAGGACGCCCAGTCAGCCAGATACTTGTGCGTCCACTCCGGGGTCTTCGGCACATCCTCGTCCTCAGTCAGCGGAGGATAACTCTCGCTGCTGGTCGAGACATGCTGCTTGTCATAGATCTTCACCAGCCGGTCATACCCATCGTTGATGTACTCCCCGATATACGGCGTAAAATCACCGATATCATCTACATCGTTGTTGGTCTGGAACATGACCTGGTTTTTAATCTCCAGAAGCGTCATAGCGTCTCACCTCACAGGTTGGGATACCGCTGTTTCAGCAGAGTGAATACCTCCGGGGTAACTTCCACGTACTCACCGCGCTTGATCCGGATGAAGTTATCACCCTTCTCATTGCTAATGGATACATGCTCATACTGATCCACGGCCACTCCGGTCGCGTCATCGTTCTCCCGCTTTGGCAGGAAAATCCGTACACGAACCTCGTCCTCGTCCTTTTTCTTCACAGGAACAGTAATCGTCTGACTCTTAGGCATAGTATTCTCCTTTCAAAAAACGGGGGCTGCCCCAGAATTACCAGGACAGCCCCCGTGGGGATTAATCGCTTACGCCATGCTCAACCCGGACGATGAAGTCATCCTGGATGATCGCAGCGCAGAAGTGCTTCACCTTCCAGCCGATCGTGCCGCGCTGGTTCAGCGGGTCGAGGGCACCGGAAGAACCGGGAGCCTTCACGATGGTCTGGATGTTGGGAGTGCCGCGGCCGCCCAGCTGGACGATACCGAAAGCATCCCGACCGTAGATCAGGGTGGCATGGACTTCAACGCTGGTGTCCGCAGCGCCGCCGGAAGGAACAATGGTCGTTTGGGTGTTCCAGCCCGTGGTATCGGCAGGCACCCAACGGAACTTCACGGTCTTGGCATTGGCGTCCACATACTCCACGCACATGGGGGTAACAGCCGTACCCTTCTGCACATAGACCATCTTGCCGGTCAGCTCGCGGGCCTCGTCCTCGCTGATAGTGTCAGAGACAGTCATCGTGCGGGTCGCGGCATCGAAAGCGGTCGAGGTCAGGGAGGTCTTGTTGCCATACAGGTAGGTTTCATTGGCAAAGGTCTTGCCGTTGTCAACCTCGTAGAACTTGACCTTGTAGATCCGGCCCAGCTCATAATTTGCTTCGCGGGTCTTGTCCTGATACTTGTTCGCGTCCTCCCAATGCTGATCATTGGTCAGGTCGAAGTAGGTATCATGGTCGATCTTTGCGTGGTAGTAACCATCAGCGAAGGGCTGGGC